ATGCTGCCAGTGCCGGTCACGGCATTGCTCAACGTCACGCCGCCGTAGGTGAGTGCGCCAGTAACTCCGAGAGTTCCATTGACAGTGAGAAGTTGCGCCGGAGGCGCGCTGTTTGCCACTCCAATTCCGACGTTTCCACCAGCCGCGTTTATCCATAGAGGGCGGTAACCGACACCGTTTTCTTGTACTTGCAGATCAAAACCGCGATTGGCCGCAGTTGCGCTACCAACCATACTTCCTACAAATGCCAGCGTATTAGAAGCATCGTTTGAAGCGATGTTGAGCATCGAAATGACAGATGCGGTGGCTTTCGCTAAAGCGCCAACCACATTGATGTTTGCGCCCCCACCCGCAACACCAACGGCAAGATTACCGCTAAAATTAGCCGCCGCAGCCGTCAGCGTTCCCGTCAGCGTCGGGCTGGCGGACAACACCATGCTGCCAGTGCCGGTCACGGAATTACTAAGCGTCACACCCCCATAAGTGAGTGCACCAGACAACGTAGTCGCGCGAGAAAGCGTGATAGCGCCAGTCGCCGTGCCGTTGATCGTGACGGTGCCGCTGCCCTTGGCGTCAATCGTCAGGTTTTCGTTGGTACCGGACGACGCGACAGACAGCGCAAGGCCACCAGCGGCGGCAGCGCCCTTAACATTCAGGCCAGTTGCAACCGACACTGTAGAGGCGTCGATGTTCAGGACGGGGTTCGTCGCGCCATTCGCACCAACCGCCAAGGCATTGGCAGAAGTCGAAGTAATTGTGTGGGCAGCACTAGTAAGCGTGGAAGAAAGCGCCGTCGTCCCAGTCACCGCAAGCGCGTTAGAACCAATAGTTGCGCCGCCAATAGCAAGCGTAGTAGCCGTAGCGTTGCCCAAAACCGGGTTTAGTACCGTAGACACCGACCACGCAATGACTTCTACAATATCGCCAGACGAAGCAGCGGTACCCAAAACAATAGACGTGCCGTTAGTTGCCGTGTATTCACTCAACGATAGCTTAGAACCGTTAAGGTAAACATCGACAAACCCAACGGTGTACGTCGCACTGAACGTTGTTTGTGCAGCGGTAGCTGTGAAATCAGTCTTGGTATAGACGTTTACGCCGCCTACTCCGCCAGCAACCGAGAACGTCCAAGAGGCATAGGGGCCGCCCGTTCCGCCAACCGTATCAACATCCAAAACAAGCGTTGTGCCGCTAAAACTGGTAATCGTGCCTTCAACGTAATCGGTTGGGGTCGTAGTGTAAGCCGCCCGGACACGGGTGCCGACAGTAAACGCAACCTGAGTAGAACTATAGTTGGTAGTAAATGTCTTGGAGCCAGTTGTCAGAGCAACAGATGTTGTCGAAGTCAGGCCATAGTAGCCAAGGCCAATCTGAGTAAGCTGAACAGCCGTAACAATAGCGCAGGGCGTTTCTGGGTATGCCGGTGTGGTAGAAGCGGCAATGGTTTTTAGGCTGACAGCCGTATTTGCTGGCAACCACATAAGTTGTAAATAATCGCCAGCAGTAACATTCAAAACGTAATTGATAGCGGCAACCGTCGCGCCGTCTATACCGCCGTGCGACCCTGTAATTGCGTATAAAGTATTGGTGTCAGATACATCAGTTCCGTTTTTACGAAGCCAAACTTGAACATCGTAAATAGTAGAACTTGTGTTAATAAACTGAAGCGAATACTGAATATTGTAAACGCCTGTATTGGCAAACGTAATACGACTGCCAGAAGTAATGCTTACGCCGTTGTTATTAGCATCAGATTGCCCAAGCAAAATCGCCGTACCAACAGTCGTGCTGCCGGTCTGCGAAGCTGTAGTATCCCAGAACGAACCCCAATAACCCGGCGATCCAACAGGCGTTGTAACGCTAGACCAAGTAGGCGCACCCGAACCAGTAGACTGAAGGAAATAACCCGACGTGCCAGCTGCGGTAACGCTAGCAGCGGTACCAGTGCCGTAGAGGACGCCGCCAGCCGTGGGTGTAGGATTACCCAACATCGTAGCAATTTCAGCCGGGTACGTAACGAATACGTCTTTTGAACCCGCAGAGAACGTAACCTTGGTAGTGCCGCCCGCACTGGAGGCGTACACAGTGTCGCGGGAAAGCGTAGGCCCAGTACTAGAATAAGTACCGATGCCGACCTCCCACTCAGAACCGCCAGCAATCGTGTAATAGGTCGTGTTCCCATCACCGATAGCCGAAAAATTCTGATAACCGGTAGGCGCAGTACCGCTAAGAGTAACTGTGCCTGTACCAGTCGTTGTGGTCGAGTCTTTTACGCGATCTGCGACTACAAGAGCCATTTACGAAATCCGAATGATAGCCGTCGTATTGGTAGGCGTCGGGAAAATAATGGTGAAATCACCCGCCGTAGAGGTCTTGTCCGCACCGAAGTCCAGCACGCACACCGCTGCATTAGTCAGGGTAGTATTGGCGTTGCTGTTGGCCGACGGAGTGGTGTTGTAAATAAGGGCACCACGAGCCGTAATCGTAGCCAAGCTGAACGTGAGATCGTTGAAGTCCGTAAAACCCGTACCCGCCGTGGCATTGGTATTGGACGTAACTACACCCAGATTGGTCAACGCAGCGCCGCCAGCAGTGTAGTTAGTACCCGAAGACGACACCTCGTTGGATGCGGTGTACGCCGTGGTATTAGCGTCCAGCGTAGCCGAAGAAGTATACAGGGCCAGCTTGAAAGTATCGCCGCCAGTAGCGCGGAAGTCGTGCACGGCCAGAAGAATTTCGGCCTTAAAGCTAGTGCACATAGCCTGCGAAATCGCCATAGTAGTCTCCTTAAATATCTAAAATCGTGGTCAACTCGGGGTATCCCGCGTCGTTGAGTTTGTTAGCCAGTGTTACGTTATTAGACCGAACGGCCTCGTGCATGTAAAACACCAGAACCTTACGAATACTGTCCTTAAAGGCTTCCGCCTGCTCTCGAATAGCCGGGTGGCTATTGCTGCTTACATAGACAATCTTGTCCAACGCGCGTTCAGCAACTTCCTCGGGCGTGAACCCGCGTCCACTAACCGTTTGGACCATAACGCTGCCAACATCACCACTTGCTACGTTAAACATATTACCTCACCGGGTAGCGGACCTGCTGGGTCCGGTACATGTCTTGACGGTTCTTGCCTTCCGCCAGTTCCTTCAGTTGCGCAAGGGCTTCATCGTACCGCTTCTGGTACTGCGCCAGCACGTCCTGCTCACCCTTCATAAAGGTGTAGGCTTCCAACAGCGAACCGTAGAGAAGAACAGAACTGAAGTTATCGCCCAACCACGACGTACCAGCAGTCACGATAGACTGCGGATAGTAAAAATAATGCAACTCCATGCTGTAATTCGCATCCGGCGTAGGGCCAAGAATATACGAGTCCTGATCGAACATGGCGTAATGAGTAGGTTTGCCGGTGGTTGCCGGGTATGGAAACGCTTCGCGGATATAGTTAACGTCCTTGTTCAGCAAGTATTCGTAACCACCAGTATCCGGGTCGATTACAGCCAATGAGAAGTTAGCCAGCCAGTCAGATGGAACAGTAAGGTACTTATTCCCCGACGTAGCGTTGCCAGTAACATTCTTGCGTAATTCAAGCAGTTGAACGTTGTTGAAAATACGCAGTTCAGCCTGTTCGACAAACGTAGCAATCTGCTCGTCAGACGTGAGGCCACCAGACCCCGCCGTATCCGGGAAGTCGTTCTCGGTGTAAGCCTTGATCGTCTCAACGAGCGTAGCGTAGTTCATTAGCCCATCTTTTTGCTGCTATGGGTACCCTTGGTCGCCGCACCAGTGCCCCGGGTCTTCAGGGTCTGGGTATTAGCAACCTTGTTGGGGTAGCCGTTGTTGCCGAGGCTGATTTCAGTACCTCCGCTCATGGTGTGCGGCTGCGCATAAACGCTAGCCGAACCGACCTCTTTACCACCCATCTTTGCGCTAAACTTAGCCATCTTAAATCCCCGACTTCTTGACCTTAGAACCGCTCTTCTGGTTCGCCACTTTGGCGAGATTACGGCCCAGCGTCTTCATCTGCATGTTAGTCTTGCCGCCCTTAGCCAGCTTAGTCATAGGCTTACCCGGGTGCAGCTTGCGCTCATGCTTATGAACAGCGGCCTTAACCATAGCCTTATCCTGCTTAATATCGCTCTTCGAAGATTCCTTAGCCATGTCTTACTCCTATGTAGTTTCTACGGTCACGGTACCCACCTGACCTTGTCCAACTAAAGTATCCACAAGCCCAGATAGCTGCAACGGATTGTTCAGCCCCACCGGGTCCCACCCCCACTGTATAACACGACTACCGCCAGAAGGCGTACCAAAAGCCTGCTCAGATTCAGGGTCTGGGGGGTTAACCGTCAAAATTTGTAGGCCGGTCAAACCGGCCTGTAGGTAGGTCGTATCCCGCCTCGGGTTGCGCAGCGCCTGTGGGTCATCCACCGGGTACATACCCAGTTGAAGCTGCGGCTGGTCTGGCTCCCAGCAGGTGGGGCACACCAGCAGGTTGACGTTCTTGGTCTTAATTACAAGCTGGCGCAGTTCCTTCAGTAGGTACTGAAAGCCACAGCGGTCACACTCGGCAATAGCCTTTTTGCCAGAAGCAAACCTATTGGGCATAGCCGCCCCCTAGAAGAACATCTGGCGCGGAGCAAGTCTCAGGGACGCCTTTTCCCGATCCTCGTCTGCCGCCAGCTGCCATTGTTCGTCGTACATGGCCTTCAGCATCTCCACCCGGGGGAGCGCGTCGGGAATTTTAAGAGCCAAATAGTAGGCCAAACCGGCGACCATAGCCGGGAGCATACGGAAAGGAATATCCTGCGTGTTCACGCCATTACCGGCGTCCTGAATACGGCGCAGCCGCCAGTAAACGAAAGTGTAGAAATCGCTCTGGTCCGGGCACGGCCAGACGTTGATGTTCGGGTAGTTCACCCCGGTAGGCTCCGTGGCACCCGACTGCCGGTTGATCCAGACCTGAATGGGCCTGCCCTGCGCCAACTTGTTAGGGATAGTCGAGTAAGTATCTACGCTGATACGGGTAATGTTAATGTCGGTCTGGTTGATACCGGACTGGGTACGGATGACGTGGTCCAGCAAGTCGATGGTGTCCACCGGGAGGTCGTAAGTAACCTGCCCCTGAACCATGGGGATGGACCCCTGTTCGATAGTCCAGAGGTTTATTCCCTTGTTTGCCCACTCAATAGTAAGGAGGTTCAGGCTACGACGCGCCGTACGCATGTCGTAGCCCGTGCGCAATTCGG